CGCTGATTTTAAAAAACTTTAATTAATAACAAGTAGGAGTTACCAATGGCAAAAAAGAAAGAAGAGCCTAAAGTAAATATACTCGGCAAAGAGTATACACAAAAAGACATAGATGCTATGTCACCAGAAGCAAAAGCAATGCTGTCACACAGGCAGGATTTACTCAACAAAATAGAAAGAGCAAATTTTAACTTGGTTCAAATGCAATTTGGATTGAAAGCCTTTGAGGATGGATTGAGAGAACAGGGTTTAGGTGAAGAATCAAGTCAAAAAACTAAATAACGGAGATTTTATCGTAGTCTATGAAAACATTAATACTTCTTATGATATTCCTGTGGTGTACCAACTGCAGTCAAGGTTGGAGCATAAGCGGAATAGAATTAACGCCAAGCGACACAACAACAAATACTGTGTTTCTAGAGATTGTAGATGCTGACTCAGTTGTTCATTGGTATCATGGTAATCTTCGTGATGATGGCAATTGGTGTTATAAGCATGATCGAATGGAAGAAGTTAAGGTAAGGTGAGTGATAAACCAAAAACAGCTAGAAGTTATCGAGGCAGTATTATTGATGATAATGCTGTCATCTCTCTTAATATTAAATGGCTGGGTCAAATTCTCTTATTGGTTGCTGGTATTGTGTATGGGTATTGGAGGGTTGAGTCTCGATTGGCAGCATTGGAAGATAAAGTTACTCTTGCTGATGAACAAATTGGGGATCTGCTTAGTAAACATATCGTGGAAGAAAGGGCTGAAAGACAAGAGTTGGCAGAAAAAGTAGCCTTTTATGAAAAAGAGTTCAATATCAACCCATTGTCTTGGGGAAAGAAAAAGCGGAGAAAGTAATGGATTTCATGGAACTTTACAACGAAGGTGGAATGGTTGCTGTTGTAGGAGCAATGTTTATGTTCCTTGTATACAGTTTAAACAAAAGATCAAGTGAACAAGCTCAAACATTGGAAGACTTGAAAATAGAAAACAAAGGTCAATCCGAAACATTAGAAAATATGGAAGGCATGATAATTAAGTTAATTGACAGATGGAACAAATCAGATGAAACAAGGGATAGAAGGCACGAAAAAATGGTAGAGGAACTGAATGACCAAAGTTCAATTTTAATGGAAATAAAGGGCAATTTAAGCCGAATAAATGGGAAGCATTAATGCCTTCAGATCAAGACTTATACGGAATGCTAGTCAAATTAGATGAACGTCAAAAAACATTGTTTAATATGATGACTAGAGTAGAGAAGCATTTAGAAAAATTAAATGGGAAAGTAGATACGCATGAAATAGCCGTAGCTCAAATTAAAGTATATGGTACAATTGCTATTATTACTCTTCCTGTAATTGTAAACGTAATAATGGAGATGCTATAATGGAATGGCTTTCAACAAATTGGGAATGGGTTTTATTGGGATTTATGATAGCAGAAAAAATTGTCAAAATGAGTCCATCCGATAAAGACGATATTCTTTTGGATGTGGTTATGGAAGGATTAACCAAAATGGTAAAAGGAAAGAAAGATGATTAAACGATATGTCAAAAGTCAAATAAAGAAACATGGAGTAAAAGGTTTTGTTATTAAGGTTTTAGAATTAATAGCCAAAGTTACTCCTTCCAAAGAAGACGATAAGATTGTTGCTAAAATTAAAGTATTTGTATCAGGCCTATAATGCCATACGGAAAAGGAACATATGGGTCTAAAGTAGGAAGACCTAAAAAGAAAAAGGTTAAAAAAAATGCCAAGGCTAGGAAAAAGAAGTAAAACAAGATTAGAGGGAGTCGATGAAAGATTGGTACATCTTCTTACTGAAGTATGTAAATACTTTGACATTACGGTTATTGAAGGAAAACGAAGTCAAGAACGACAGAACGAATTGGTGGCTCAAGGAAAAAGCAAAATCAAATTCGGAAAACACGTATTGGGAATGGCGGTAGATATAGCACCATATGATCCTACTGTAAAAGGAAAAATAGATTGGAATGCTAGAGATGATTTTCATTACATGGGTGGCTGGGTAATGGCTATGGCAAATAAACTTGGTTATAAGATTCGTTGGGGTGGCGACTGGAATGCCTCATCTATGTTCAAAGGACAACGCACAACCAAGGACAATTCCTTTGACGACTTAGTTCACTTTGAGTTATTAGACTAATGAAACGAGCAATAGTTATACCAGATCAACATTTTCCTATACATGACGAAAGAGCTGTTGATATAGTACTTCAAGCAATTGAATATATTGAACCAGAAATCTTTATCAATTTAGGAGATGTTGGTGAATGGGAATCGGTTTCTGCATGGTGTTTTAAAGGAAAAAGATTACCCAATCTTGAACATCAGCTTATTAACGTAGATAAAGAAATTGAAGAGGTTAATGCAGGAATAGATTTGTTTGATAAAATCCTGGATAAAGTAGACTGCAAAGAACGCTATATCCTTGCAGGAAATCACGATGAGTGGTTGGATCATTTTGTAGATAAGCATCCATATTTAAAAGGATATAATTTTAAAGAAGCTTGTAAATGGAAAGAAAGAGGATATAAGTATTTTCCGTACAATAAACCATTAAAAATAGGCAAGCTTAATTTTATACACGGAGCATATGCTACTACGTATCATGCTAAAAAACACTTAGAAGCTTATGGATCTAATATTGTATATGGCCATACGCATGACATACAAAGACACAGTTTAACAAAATTAGATTCAGGTACAATAGCAGCATGGTCTATGGGATGTTTAAAAGATATGTCTCCTAAAAAAAATAAATGGTTAAAAGGCAGGTTACATAATTGGAATCATTGTTTTGGTATTGTTACGTTTTTTGATAAACCTAAAGGCAATTTTCAAATGGAACAGATTGAAATACTAAACGGCAAATGCACATTCTGGGGAAAAGAGTTTCATGCCTAAACGTATTTTACAAATAAAAGATTTTAGCGGTGGAATCAATACGTTAAAAGACCCTGCAGATATTGCTGATAATGAATTGGCAAATATTGAAAATTTAAGTGTCAAAACACAAGGGTCTATTACACCTGCTTATTTAAATACAGATGCTTCTAACAATAAAATAAGTGGATATAGCAATAATACCATTGCTACCATAAACGCAGGATACGGATTAGGGTATTTTGAAACGGATCATGTACGAGATCCAGTTACAGTTACACAAACAAGTAGCATTGGAGGGGTATATACAGTTGGAGATGGAGCTATTTCAGGCGGTACAGCTAGAACTGGGTTTGCAGTATATAGGCATAATACAAGTGGTATTTATAAAGAAATTGAATATAGAATTACCAACACACAACAAGATTTAGCAAGTTCATTTCCGATTGGTACTATATTAAAAATTGAAGCAACAGGTTTTCCAATTGGGAATGGTATAACAACATCAGGTCAAGGTATTTATTTTGTTGTAAATCATAATGGAAATAATATTATTGTAGATCGTCAAATTAACATGCGTGTTGATTCTACTACAGCAAATTTTTGGGGAGGAACATTAACAGGAACTTCATTAGGAGATCAAGTAATTTTACTTTCTAATCCTGCAGATCATAAAATTGATGTGTATTCAGCTAACTCATCTTCAAATTGGCTAAATGATGCTATTACGTTACGTTCTGATGCAACAAATATAACATCAAAAGTAAAATACTATAAAGTAGAGGATGAAATACGGTGTTGTGATACTGCAGATAAAAACGATTGTAAAATTCAATGGTACGGTTGGATACAAAGAAGGCATTTTGAGGTTTCAGGAAATGGATCTTCAACTGATACAAATACTTATACAGGTTATTATGCTAAAGACAATACATTAGCTCCTCCTACAGAAGATGATTTAACCAGTGCTTCTACTAATTCACCTGCTAATTTTACTACGTACCCTAATAGTGCAGGTACAGGTTTTGAGTTTAATATTATTACTCATACAGATGTAGATGGAACAATTTCTGCAACAACTTATGAATTGGCTTCTACATTTATTTATGATGGCAATCAAGAATCTTTACCGTTTAAGTACGCTAATACTCATACAATAGCAAGTGAAAATGATTTATGTGCTTTATCATTAAACGTAAGTGCAAAAGGGCCATATGATCCACGTATATCAGGAGGTAGAATTTATATTCGTGAGTTAGGTACAGATTCAGAATACATTATGTTACTAGACATTGATTTAACAAAAGGATGTAGAACAAAATTTTCAGATGATTATACTGAGTGGCATGATGCAGGTAGTAGTCAATATAATTGTCCAACTGCAACAGCTACTGCTAATTTTGAAGTTACCGAATTTGGTTTATTAACGTATGAAATTATTAACGGATTTTCTTCTAGTATTTTTAGTAACTATATAGGAGACCAAGGGGAATATTGGAAAGATTCTGTTGTTGCAAATAATAGAGTATTTGTTTGCAATGTAACTATAAAAGATGAAAACACAGGTATAGATAAAGAAAACGCTACTTTAAAAAAATATTCTGACAGGATTATGTATTCTATGCCCAATCGTTTTGACACATTTCCATATCATAATTATATTGAAGCCTCTAAAGGAGATGCAGATGTATATACAGCAATAGATTCTTATGGAGACAGATTGCTTGCATTTAAAAATCGTAGTGTAGATATTATCAATATTTCTTCACCAGATGATGCAAATTGGTTTTTAGAAGAAACAAAACAATACATGGGAGTAAGTTGGCATGAAGCAGTAAAACGTACTCAATATGGATTGTTATGGGTAAATGAACAAGGTTTGTTTTTATACAACGGTAATCAAATAATTAACCTAAAAGAAAACAAAATTGATAATGAAACTTGGATTGCTTTTGTTACATCTACCTCTGCTATATTGTACGATGAAAAATCATCTCTTGCTTATATTACAAGATCGTATGCAGGTTCTGCAACTGGATATACTGTTGATTTAAAAAAAGGTACTTTTGTTAAGACTACTAATTTTTTATTGGTAGCAAACAATGCATCTAATTCTGTTGATACAGAAGACAATGTTTTAATTGCATATGATGCTGGTAGCAGTATTGATATATATCAATTGTATCGAACTGAAGTAGCAAACACTTGTGATTTTCAAACAAAAGATTTTGATTTTGGAGATCCGTCTATTTCTAAAAAAGTGTATGCAATTTATGTTACGTATAAATCCGATGGTGCATTAACTAATTATTTTACATTAGTAGAAGACGATGGCACTTCTCATTCATTAAGTGGCACAATTGCTGCTTCTTCAAGTAATTATGCAACCGTTAAGCTTACTCCTAGCTCTCCTGTGACTTGCAATAAAATATCGGTTAAGTTTGATTCAAGTAGTAATGCTAGAAAATTATTTATAAACGATATTGGTATTGAGTATAGATCACTAAAAAAGAGAGCTGCTTAATGGATCGCATAGCAAGATTTATACAAAACAAAAAACAAAATAAAATACAACAAGTTAGAAATCAGCCTTCTGTTAATTCTATGCGTGAAGGAGAAGAAGTTTTGTATTTACATAAGAATGGTCAATTAATGCGATATAGAAAACAACAAGGTAAACTATGGAGCACACCTATGTCTACTGATGGAAACTTTCATATTGAAAAACAATTAATATCAGATTCTATTCAATCTAATGCTATACATGGTAATCAAGTAGATGCTCATAACTTAATATTTACTCAAGGAAAAGACTTAACAATAAGTAGTGGTGCAATAACTATTACTCATTCTCTTCATAGAATAGATACACAAAGCGGTGCTTCGTCAGACAATTTAGATAATATTAACAACGGTAAAGAAGGACAATTATTAATATTAAAAACAACAAATAGTTCTAGAGATGTAACCATTAGACATGACGAAGGAAACATATATACCAATGGAGAAAATGATATTGTATTAAACACAATTGAAGATACAGTAATGTTATTTTATTTTGGATCAAGTTGGTATCAAATTTTAAAATCAGATTCAGGAGCATAGAGAGGATATTATGTCATTAG